GTACACCTCTGGTCCACGACAGCGTTTACAACCGGGCGGTGCGATAGTGGTGGTAATGACCCGATGGCATAAGAAGGATTTAACTGGTGGTCTACTAAAGACCAGCATGAAACGAGGCGGAGAAGAATGGCGAGTGATTGAATTTCCAGCCATCTTACCTTCGGGTAACTCGCTTTGGCCCGGCTTTTGGAAAATTGAAGAACTGGAGGCGCTCAAAGAAGAGTTGCCTATTTCTAAATGGTCAGCACAGTACCAACAAGACCCGACCAGTGAAGAAGGCGCATTGGTTAAACGAGAATGGTGGAAACGATGGGAAGAAGACAGTCCACCGCAATGTGAGTTTTTAATTCAGTCTTGGGACACCGCATTCCTTAAAACAGAACGAGCCGACTATTCGGCTTGCACCACATGGGGTGTATTCTATATGGATAATCAGGCGGGCATGATGGCTCCCAATTTAATCCTACTCGATGCGTTTAAGGAACGAATGGAGTTTCCAGAACTGAAGAAAGTGGCGTATAAGACATGGCAGAAGTATGAACCCGATGCGTTCATTGTCGAGTCGAAAGCCGCAGGAACGCCTCTGATCTTTGAATTAAGATCAATGGGGATTCCGGTTTCTGAGTTTAGTCCCTCCAGAGGCAACGATAAGATCGCCAGAGTGAATGCAGTGGCTGACTTGTTTGCAAATGGTATTGTTTGGGCACCAGAGACAAGATGGGCAGATGAAGTGATCGAAGAGTTTGCTTCCTTCCCAAACGCAGAGCATGACGATTTAGTGGATTCTAGTACGCAAGCCCTGTTAAGATTTAGACAAGGTGGTTTTGTTAGCCTACACACCGATGAGGAAGATGAACCTTTTTATAAAACCAAAGCAGAGTATTATTAATTATGGCAATTGAAAAAGTAACCCCAGCAACACCGATAGAAGGCGAATTAGAAGCAGGTATGGAGGTTGATATCTCCTCAGCTAATGGGGCGGAAATGACCGAAGATGGCGGCATGATTATTGATTTTAATCCTGATGCCATCGACCCAAGCGAAGATTTTTTTGCTAACTTAGCAGAAGAAATATCTGAGGATATTTTAAAAAAGCTAGGCACAGAACTTATCGGACAGTATCAGGGAGATCGTGATTCCAGAAGCGAATGGGAAGAAACCTATATTAAAGGTTTAGACCAGTTGGGATTAAAGATTGAAGATCGAACCCTGCCTTGGCCCGGAGCGTGTGGGGTATTTCACCCAATGCTGACAGAGGCTGTGGTTAGATTCCAAAGCCAAGCAATTACCGAGATATTTCCAGCAGCAGGACCTGTGAAGACCAGAATTTTAGGTCTGTCGACTTCTGAAAAAGAACAACAAGCGAAAAGAGTTGAAGATTATATGAACTATTTGCTGACTGATCGCATGAGCGAGTACCGAACAGAGACTGAGAAACTGTTGTTTTCTCTGCCTTTGGCTGGATCAGCATTTAGAAAAGTTTATTACGACCCAAATATGGGCAGACCCTGTGCGATTTTTGTTCCTGCTGAGGATTTTATAGTGTCTTATGGCGCTACCGATCTGCAAATGGCGGAACGAGCCACACATATCATGAAGAAAAACGCGAATGATGTGCGTAAATTACAGGTATCAGGCTTTTATAGAGACATTGATTTACCTGATCCATCGCCCGATCCAGATGATATTCGTAAGAAATACGATGAATTGACCGGCGATAGCTCAACTTATGACTTCGATAATCGCTATACCTTATTGGAAATGATGGTTAATTTAGACCTTGAGGGTTTTGAAGACACTGATGATTCTGGTGAGCCAACAGGTATCGCATTGCCTTATGTGGTCACTATTGATATTTCCAGTGGAAACATTCTATCTGTTCGTAGAAATTGGTATGAAGATGACGAGAATCGAATGATGCGACAACATTTTGCACACTATCAATACTTACCCGGAATTGGTTTTTATGGGTTTGGATTGGTGCATTTGATTGGTGGCTTGGCAAAATCTGCCACTTCATTGCTCAGACAGCTAGTGGATGCAGGTACATTGTCGAATTTACCGGGTGGTTTGAAGTCCAGAGGGCTTAGAATTAAAGGCGATGACACGCCAATTATGCCGGGTGAGTTTAGAGATGTTGATATACCCGGTGGAGCCATCAGAGATAACATTACCTTCCTGCCTTACAAAGAACCATCAGCAACGCTGTATCAATTATTAGGAAATATTGTAGAAGAAGGCAGAAGATTTACCAGTGCATCTGATATGAATGTAGCTGATATGAACTCAGAAGCACCAGTGGGCACAACATTGGCTATTTTAGAAAGAGCCATGAAAGTTATGAGCGCCATACAATCCAGACTTCATGCGTCAATGAAACAAGAGTTTAACATTCTGGTGAAGGTGATTAGAGATTTTACTTCTCCATCTTATCCTTATGAGGTCGAGCCTGATGCAGACATTAAGACGGAAGATTTTGATGATCGCATAGATGTGTTACCTGTCTCCGATCCTAATGCGGCTACCATGTCTCAACGAATTATGCAGTATCAAGCAGCATTACAATTGGCACAACAATCACCAGAGATTTATAATTTACCTGAGTTGCATCGACAAATGCTGGACACATTAGGCATTAGAGATGCCGATAAGATCATACCATTCGATGATGAGCTTGAACCGGCTGATCCAGTCAGTGAAAACATGAGTATGTTAAATAATGAACCTGTTAAAGCCTTTGAATACCAAGATCATGAGGCTCATATTAGGGTTCACATGAGCGCAATACAAGACCCAGAGTTAGCTCAAATGGGCGAAAATAATCCACAAGGGATGCAGTTATTACAAGCCGCATTGGAATCTCATGTGAGAGAACATTTAGCCTTTCAATATCGTGATGAAATTGAAATGGAGTTGGGTGTTGAATTGCCGCCTTTGGGAGAGGCTTTACCAGAAGATATCGAGAAACGATTATCATCAATGGTTGCCGAAGCTGCGGAAAGACTGTTACAAAAACATCAAAGGGAAATAGAACAGCAACGAATACAAGAACAAATGCAAGACCCATTGGTTCAAGCAAAAACGCGAGAGCTGGATATCAAAGAATCAGAAGTGCAGCGTAAAGCACAGGCTGATATGATTGATGCACAAATTGATATGCAGAAGTCTCAAAGTCGTGATGCTATTGAGATGGAGCGTATTCGCTCACAGGAAAAAATTGCCGAATCCAGTGTGGAACAAAAACTGGTTAGCGATATAATTGAGGCTAAGGTAGAAGGTGAAAGGATTGAAAGTGAAGAAATGCAGAAAGCAGCAGAGATTGCATCTAAACTTGCATCTGATATAACATCTGATAATAATAATGGCTAGAGAAGATTTTACAGGCGACACGCTGATTGAAAAACTTAAATCAAGATTGCGTGATCTGATGAACGATAGAGCAGATAATATTGCCACAGGAAGTTGTACCAACTTTGATGAATATAAACATCAATCTGGTGTGATCGAGGGTTTAGCCCTCGCAGAGCGTGAACTCTTGGATATTATTCAAGAATTAGAACGACTCTAAAACGACATAATGTCGCAAGGGAAACTCGGAACCCTTTAATAATTCCGTGCAAAGAGGTGGTCATGACAACTGCACTCGATATAGAAAGAAAAAAGCATGAGGCAACACAGTTGCCAAACCCAACAGGATATAGAATCCTAATAGCAATCCCAGAAAAAGAAGAAAAGACCGAAGGTGGTATCATCAAGGCGGAAGAAACAATCCGTCATGAACAGGTTTCCACTATTACAGGCTTTGTATTAAAAATGGGACCCGATTGTTACAAAGACGAGAGTCGATTCCCAACTGGACCTTGGTGCGAACAAGGTGATTTTGTTGTGTTTCGATCATTTAGTGGCACTCGTATTAAGATTTATGGGAAAGAATTTCGTATCATTAATGATGATAGTGTCGAAGCGGTGGTTGATGATCCCAGAGGTATAGAAAAAGTATGAGCGATACAAACGAAAACTCAACCATGAGTATGGAACAGAAATTCTTAGGTGTGACATCGAAAATTGGTTCTAAACCAGATGAAGTCGTTGAACCCGAAGGCGAAATAGATATTGAAATCATTGATGATGTAGAGGAAAAGCCAGAGAAGAAGGATAAGGTTTTTGCCGAAGATGTAAAAAAAGATGAACCAATTGATGAGGAAATTTTGAATGTTGATAAAGGCGTTCAGAAAAGAATTGATCAATTAACTGCAAAACATCATGAAGAAAGGCGACAAAAAGAACAGGCTGCAAAATTGCGTGATGAAGCAATTATTTATGCCCAGCGTGTTAAGTCTGAAAATGATCGTTTAAATAGACTTGTTTCTGATGGACAGCAATATCTAGGGAAACAGGCTGAAGAAAGAGCAGGTTTTGCTAAACAAGCTGCCGAGCAAAAATACAAACAGGCTTATGAGCAAGGCAACACAGAAGAGATGGTTGCTGCACAGGATGCCTTAACAAGAGCAACTATGGATGCTGCTAGTGCCGAACAGTTTAATGCTAGAATACCAGAAGAACAATTTATGCAACAGCAACAGCAGCAAGAACAACAGTTTATACCTCAACAACAAACACCACCAAGACCTGACGATAAAGCAATTTCTTGGCAAGCAAAAAACCAATGGTTCGGCAATGATTCTGAAATGACCAGTTTTGCTTATGGTGTTCATGAAAAATTAGTTAGAGAAAAGGGTATTAATCCTCAATCTGACGAATACTATGAAAAAATTGATTCAAGAATGAAACAAGTTTTTCCAGATTTCTTTGGGAGTAATGCAAGCGCTGTAAGTGCTAACTCTCAAAGCTCCGTGGTCGCACCTGCTACACGCAATAATGGTGCCAAGCCACGCAAAGTACAACTTACAGCAACCCAAGTCGCCCTCGCAAAGCGGATTGGGGTAACACCAGAACAATATGCTAACCAATTGGTTAAGGATATGTCTGCAAATAACTAGAGGATATTTATATGTCTGAAGAGCGCACTCCAAGAGAGGAGTATAATCGAAAAACCACACAACGAAAGAAGTCGTGGTCACCACCAAGTGTATTACCCGACCCTGAACCAGAAGAAGGATGGGTGTTTAGATGGATTCGTACCAGCATGATTGGTAGTCCAGATAACACTAATGTTTCTAGTAAGTTCAGAGAAGGCTGGGAGGTCGTCAAGGCGGAAGATCAACCTAGTCTGAAAATACTTTCAGATCAGGATTCTCGCTGGGGATCGGACGGTGCAATTGAAGTTGGTGGATTGTTATTGTGTAAGGCTCCACAGGAGATGGTTAGTCAGCGTAGAGAATACTACGAAGAAATGGCTGATCAACAAATGAATGGAATTGATAATAACTTTCTTAAAGAAAACGATCCTAGAATGCCGGTCCTTAAACCAGAAAGGCAAACAAGGGTTAGTTTTGGTCGTAATTCTAAGAAATAGTTTTCTATTTTTTGGGGTTACATAAATTTAATTTTGTAATGTAATAGGGAGTATTATATGCCTAGTAGTGCAACACCTTACGGTGCTATGCCACAAGCTGGACTTAGTTGTAATGGTTCTTTTAGTGGAGAAGTTCGTCACTATAAAATTGCGAGTGCTTATGGCACTGGTATTTTTTATGGCGACTTTGTGAAGTTAGTTACTGCCGGTACTGTCGAAAAAGACGCTGGCACAGCTACTTTAACTCCAATTGGTCTTTTTGTCGGATGTGCTTACACCGACCCAAGTACCAAGCAAAAGACCTTTAATCAACAATGGCCCGCTTCTACTTCAGCTTCTGATGCTGTAGCCTATGTTATGGATGATCCTGAAATTACTTTCCAAATGCAATGTGACGGTTCTGCCGCACAAGCTACTTTGGGAACTAATTGTGCAGTCATTCAAACAGCAGGTTCAACCTCTATAGGTACTAGCAAAAACGCAGTCGATATATCTACCGCAGCTACAACCAACACACTACCAGTTCGTATCATTCAATTTATTGATGGACCGAACTCGGCTGTTGGAGATAGTTACACTGATGTTATCGTCAAGTTTAATGTTGGACACCTCATGAACAATACAACTGGAATATAAGGAGTTTAGTAAATGGCTATTTCAAGAGCACAACTGCTGAAAGAACTTTTACCCGGTTTGAATGCATTGTTCGGATTAGAGTACAGCAAATATGAAAATGAAGACGAAGAGATATACGAGACAGAATCCTCAGACAGATCGTTTGAAGAAGAAGTCAAGTTAAGTGGCTTTAATGCTGCTCCAGTAAAAGATGAGGGTGCCCGTATCAGTTATGATAACGCACAAGAATCTTTTACAGCTCGTTACAACCACGAAACCATCGCAATGGGATTTGCAATTACTGAAGAGGCAATGGAAGATAATCTTTACGATTCTCTTTCTGCGCGCTACACGAAAGCACTTGCCAGAGCTATGGCTTACACGAAACAAGTTAAAGCCGCTTATCCTTTGAATAAAGGGTTTGGCGACTATGATAGTGGTGATGGCGTTGATTTATTCAGCACCTCTCATCCTCTTGTTTCTGGTGGAACAAACGCCAACAAACCTTCAACCGATGCTGATCTTAATGAGACTTCACTAGAAGCCGCCGTTATAACAATCGCTGGTTGGACAGATGAGCGTGGTTTGCTGATTGCAGCTAAACCAAAGAAATTGATTATACCGCCTAACTTGATGTTTGTTGCTCAACGGATACTACAGTCTGATCTCAGAGTGGGTACTGCTGACAACGATATTAATGCGATTAAATCAATGGGCGTTGTTCCCGGTGGTTATGCCGTGAATCATTATCTAACCGATACTGATGCATGGTTCTTAATGACTGATGTTCCAAATGGATTCAAACATTTTGTTAGAACTTCTTTGGAAACGAGCATGGACGGCGATTTTGATACTGGTAATGTAAGATACAAGTCAAGAGAAAGATACAGCTTCGGCGTGTCTGATCCACTTGGTGCTTACGGAACTTCAGGAGCTTAATTTTTGTTATGGAACCCGTGATGTGGGGGTTTCTTACTCAACCCACATCCAACTTATCTAGGGATAACTTGTCCTATCGACTGACCTAGCAGACAAGCCAAGACAATAGGACTTATTTCCGATGGAGGAAATTATGGCAAAATCAACCTTTTCAGGACCTGTAAGATCACTCGCTGGTTTTATAAACGCAGGTTATAATTCCGTTGTTAGTTTAACAGCTAACACAACTATCACAGTAGCCAGCCATGCTGGTAGAGCACTGTTATGTAATGATGCAGATGGAGTCTTTACTCTGCCTAGCATTGTTGTAACAGAGCCTGATGATAAAACAGACCCAAATCAATTATGTAATTTAGGCGCTCAATTCACTTTTATTGTTGTAACAGCAGCAACAGATATGGACATCACAACCGATGGCACAGACAAATTTGTCGGTGGCGCTTATACCGGTATTGATGACAGCGCAGCAGGGAAGTCTTTTATTTCTGCCGCAGCTAACGATACCTTTACACAAAATGGCACTACCAAAGGCGGTTTAGCAGGAAGTATTGTAGTTATTACTGCAATGGCAAGCGCTAAATACCATGTTGCAGCACAGTTACTTGGTTCAGGAACTTTAGTAACACCATTTGCTGACGCTTAATAGGGGATAATTTATGGCTGATGCAGTAGCAACACAAACCATCCAAGATGGAGCGCAACACGCTATATTCAGGTTTACTAATGTAAGTGACGGTACTGGAGAGAGTGCCGTCACCAAGATTGATGTTTCTGGATTAACAACTAATCCAGTAACAGGAATGTCTTGTAGTTCAGTAAGCATTGAAAAAATCTCATTTAGTAATATTGGTATGGGGGTCAAGATATATTTTGATGCCAGTACCGATGTTTTAGTCATTCAGCTTCCTGCTGATTGGACTGATGAATTTGATTTTTCTGACTTTAGTGGTATTCCTGATAATGCAGGAAGTGGCGCAACTGGAGATATCCAGTTTACAACTGTTGGTCACAGCAGCGGTGATAGTTATACTATCATTATGACTGTGGTTAAACATTACACCAACCCAAGCTAGGAGTTACGATGTCTAAATACAAAGTAGTTCAGAATGGAGAAAGAGTGCCGAGTGGCGAACCAATCTTTCAGGTAGCAACAACAGTCGATGGCGAAGACATCATTGTTGATTCTAACCTTATGACTAAGAAAGAAGCTCAAGCCGCTATGCAGGCTCTATCTCCTATTAAAAAAGCAGTAAAGAAAAAAGCTAAAAAATAATGCCGCTTAAAAGTGGGCGTTCTAGCAAGGCTATTTCTGGGAATATCTCAACGCTAAGGCGTGAAGGGTATCCTCAGAAACAAGCTGTTGCTATAGCCCATTCTAAAGCGAAAAGAAAACAATCAGGAGGGCACATTATGCCAAGTTATTACGACTCTAAGTCAAGCAATCCAAAGAAAACCAAGAAAACACGCTATCCACAAGGAATGAATATAGAGGGGAGACCCAAGCCAACATTGACACCAGAACAGGAAGAGTATGTCAGAGAAAACTCAGCTCTAGCAAGACAGCGCCAGAGGGATAGAAAAGCAGCAAAAAGAACATCAACTCAAGCAAGACGACAAGCAACTCGTACGCCCGGAGGATTTGCAGAAGGAGGAACAATTGGAGCTGATTCTCATGGGGAATACACTATTGCCCGTGGTAGTGGTGCAGCTAGACCACAGAAGTTCAGAAAAGATGGTTAATTAGATGGCTATTGCAACCACCAATGATTTCAATCTCAATATAGGTGAGGTTGTTGAAGAAGCCTATGAGCGAGCAGGTTTACAAGCTCGTACTGGCTATGATTATCGTACTGCTAGACGCAGTATTGATATGATGATGCTTGAATGGCAGAATCGTGGGATTAATTTATGGACAATAGAAAGCGGAACACAGACCTTAACTGCTGACACAGCAACCTATACTTTGCCTGATGATACGATTGATTTAATGGAAATGCATTTACGCTTGGATGCAGGAGATAGTTCTAGTCAAACTGATTATCAATTGACCAGAATATCGCCAACACAATATTCAGATATACCTAATAAATTGCAAACAGGACAACCAACGCAGATTTGGATTCAAAGATTAACAACAACCCCACAATATACTCTTTGGCCCGTACCAGATGACACGCAAACCTATACTGTTGCTTATTATCGTATAAGACAAATTTATGATAGCGGAACACCGGGTAGTAATAATATGGATGTTCCCAAGAGATTTATTCCTGCTTTGGTTTCTGGTCTAGCTTATTATATA